AGTTTGATCTGGGCGGCGAGTCGCCGGAGGAGCCGAATACAGAGTCTCGCGGCGACGCCCCCGCCCCGAAGAAAGACAAGATCAAAGGCAGCGACGTCAACGACGAAGGCTCCGCTAAGAACAAGTCTGGCGACATCTCGCTGAACGAGAGCATCGTCGCCTCGCTGAAGTCGAAGGCCGAAGAACACAACGCTGCGATGCGAAAGGCCAAGAAGCCGTCGTGGACTCACGTCAGCCTGCCCGCACTGAAGGCAGTCTATCGTCGAGGTGCTGGTGCTTTCTCGACGAGCCATCGTCCGGGCATGACTCGCGACCGATGGGCATTGGCGAGGGTAAATGCGTTCCTAACCTTGGCCCGGAGAGGCAGGCCAGAGAACGCGAAGTACACGACCGACAACGACCTTCTCCACTCCAGTCATCCGAAGCACAGCACGCAGGCTCGTGCCTTTTGCCCTAGAGGCGAAGGCAACGGTATCGACAACTCGTGCGGCGCGAAGACTATGTCCGCGCCGGATAAAGATGGCGGCGGCGGTGCCATGCCCAGCAAGGTTTCTCCGGGCTCATCGCAGTGGGGTGAGAACGAAAAAGAAATCGGACGCGGAGAAGACACGGTCTTCTTCCGTCCGGAAGAGCCTATGTTCGACGGTGCTGATCGGCTTGGGGTGATCACGATCAAAGACCCAGACGCCACCAAAGCTGCGCTCAAGTCTCTTGGCATGTCCGTTGCTGACGCAATCGCCGCCTCTGGCGTGTGCCTAGACTCCATAGGGCGTCTTGGCATTTCGCCCCCCCGCGTGACGATCTCGCCAAACTACGGCAACGAGTCTGATCCGCTTGGAACAAGGGTTGCCCTGTTCCATGTTTGGTGGAGTTCTGCTGCGACTCAGGGAGATGACAACGACGATTCTCCGCCGTCGGTCGTGGGCGGCGAGAGGTCTTTCTACAGATCGACAGACGGAAGTGGCTTCTCGATCGTAGCTCAAACATTTCATATCAACTTGCGATACCGAGGAAAGGGAATCGCACTTGAGATGATGGAGAACATGATCAACTCTGGCGCAACAGAGATCGTCATGAGGGAGGCTTCAAGGGATGACGCCGGAGGAAACTCAAGGTACGCTCTGACCGGATATTCCGAGTGGCCCAAGTACGGATACGACTGCCCGCGATCGGAGTTGCGGAGGGCAGCGCAGAGGCGCGGCCGAGAGGTTCCGCCCGAGTACAGTCGCGCTCGCAGTCTCCTTGACGTCTACGCGACGCCGGGAGGCCGCGAGTGGTGGAAGGAGTCTGGAGACTCTGTGCCGCTTCGCTTTGACTGCACCCCCGGCAGCAGAAGCATGCAAGTCTTCGATGCGTACCGCACCGCTGCGAGAGCGAAGCACGATCGTCGCAGCCAGATCGAAGCCCGCCCGGCTGAGGACGCTTCGGACTGCGACTTCGATCCGGTGCTTGACAAAGTGTGGGATGAGATCGAGAAGGCTGGGAAGTTGCCGGGCAAAGTGGCGACCGAGTCCCGCTCCGCCGACTGCGGTCGCGAAGACGACGGCCGCTTCGCCTCCGGCAACAAGTGCGGCGGCTCTGTCGATATGCCGAAGGAAGACCCTCGTGGCAGGATGCGGTACGACAACGGTGTGCAGACAGACGCAGCCCGGAAGCTCTACCAGATGGGATCGTCAGAGAAGAGACTCAAGAGTCTCGTTGACGTGATGGGCGGCGATCCGAAAAGCACGCGAGTCGACATCAACCCGCCAAGCCTGAACATCTCCGTCGCCGACAAGGATGGAAATAAACTATTCCACGTCGATCTTGAGAACGGTAGAGCGAGGCTCTACCCCGCCAAAGACTTGACCCCAGCCGAGGCTGCAAAGATCAAGGAAGCGGCTGGTGCAGCGTTTGGCGGACGTCAGTCTGACACTACAATTAAGGTCTTCGGCAAGGCTGAAGACATGAAGAAGTGGGAAACTGAGAACGCTGCCAAACTCCAGAAGTCGGAAGACAAGTACAAGTTCTCGACGCTTCTCCCGCCGCACCAGAGGCCGAAGAAATGGGAGCGGTCGATCGACGCCCGCCACGCCAGCCTCCTCGCCTTCGCCGAGTCTCGCGACTGCGGGCAAGAGAAGGACGGCAAGTTCTCGAAGGGCAACACGTGCGCGGGTGGCATCGCTGCCGACGCCGCAAAAGGGGCTGCGACCGGGGCTGTGTTCGGTGCCGTCTCTGGCCTTGCTAAGACGTTCCTTCCACAAGGTGCCGCGTCAGGGGCAGCGGCTGGTGCTGTCGCCGGTGCAGTCAAGGGAATCTACGACAACCAAATGCGTCCGACTCGTGTCTCTGCTCGAATCGAGAGAGTTGGCATGACAGACAAGAGCGTCGCTGCCCTCGTGAAAGGCCTCGGAGGCACGAGCAAGTCTCTTGCTTCAACCAACGGACGATCCGGCCTTACTCTGACGATCCGGGCGAAGGGCGGAAAAGTCTCGCACGTCGTGGACGTCACCGACAAGAAGGTCTCGATCTATCCAGTTTCCGGTCGCAAAGAGATGACCGACGACCAGATCGCGAAGATCAAAACAATCGCGTCAGAGAACGCTCCGAAAGAGACGACCGTCGTCGTGAAAACTAACTCACTCAGCTACGCGTCTCGGCTTGCCAAAAAGGGCTTCGCCGTTGCTGCCAAGGAGGCTGGCGTTTTGACTGCAACCGCCATCGCGTCTGCATACGCACCGGCTGTTCCAGACTTTGTTCTGGGAGTCACAGACCTCGTTTTAGATACGCATTTCACTGACTCTTTCTATAGGAAGCCAGATGCAAAGCGGTGATAAGTGCCCGTGCAGTGGATGCAGCGGACGGATGATCACTCGAAGCAGTCGCCAAAGCGGCGATCTTCAGGTGAGGTATCTCCGCTGCCAAGTCTGCGGTCGTCAGGACCGCTGTATCGTCTCTGCAAACGACGTGCGATCCATTTGCTGGCGTCGCACCAGTCCAAAATAGTGTTGTTTCATACAACACTTTCTTTGACCCTCTTCTTCGGGTCATTCGTTCTTTGACCGTAGTTTGAACGTGTCGCCACGCATCGCGTGGCCGCATCGTCAAACCACTAGCAAGGAACACGAAGCATGGAAGCCTCGGCCAAAGTCAAGAAGCTCCTCGACGAACTCGCCGCCGTCCTCGCAGAGATGGGCGCGGTTCAGGAGACCGACACCGAGACCGCTGACCAGAACGAGGACATGGCCGAGCAGAACGGTATGCCACCCGCCGCCGCTGACGACGAAGCGGCAGACCAAGTCGAGGACACTCAGGAGGTCGAAGGCGAGAAGCAGAAGAAACTTCGCTGCCTGTGCGAGCGTGCTGAGAAGCTCCGCGACCAGATCACCTTCTACGAGAACGTCGCTGCCAAGGAGCTTGAACTCCGAGCGGTTCTCGACAAGTCCACCCCCGCCAAGATCGAAACTCGCAACTCCAAGGAGAGTACAGTGAAGATTTCCCCTATCGCCCTTGCGGGCGCAGGCCGACTCAAGAATTTCAAGGGTCCGAATGCCGAAGAGCGGGCCTACCGCGCTGGTCAATTCTTCCGGGCCACGCTCCTGAAGGACACCGAGGCTCAGCGGTGGTGCAACGACCACGGCGTGACCGAGTCGCGTGCCCTCAACGAAGGCGTCAACGCTCAGGGCGGCATCTTCGTCAACGAGGAAATCCTCAACGAGATCATCGTCCTCGTCGAAGAGTTCGGTGCGTTCCCGGCCAATGCCCGCAACCTCCAGATGAAGTCTGACACCCTCATCGTGCCTCGCAGGGTTGGAGGTCTCAAAGCGTATTTTGTCGGAGAAAATACGAGCGTGAGCGAATCCGACGCCAGTTGGGACCGTGTCCAGCTTGTCGCCAAGAAGGCTGCGGTTGCGAGTCGCATCTCTTCGGAGATTTTGGAAGACTCGTCCGTCCTGAACCTCGCCGATTATCTGACGGGTGAAGTGTCGAGGGCCATCGCGGAACTCATCGACGTGTGTTCGTTCGTGGGGACTGGCAGCGGCGACCACGG